ATTTATGCAGTGGATGACACGATGGAGAATGAGTTCATTGGTTTTATAGAAATAGAAGATGGTAAGGTAGTCAATAGTATATTCAACAGTACTGGTATAGATGAACACGCCATCCATATGGAATCCATAAATGAACTTGTTGGGTCAGCCGTTGGTGTTTATGTTCTTCAGCATAACCAGACAGGAGTAAGTCTTCATCCTGAGTTTTATAATTTTAAAGGAACGATGTCTAAGATAATGAAGAGAGTCCCAACTATAAGGGAAAGCTTAAGCCCTGAACAACAGATTCATTACGACAATCAAATGAATATCCTTGACATTGAATACCAAGTTGTGTCCACAGATAATTATGAGGGTCATGAAACAGAGGCTGAAGCATTGAGGAGTATCCCTCATTCAAAACCAGAAGGGGATAAAGGATCGATACGATCTGATTATTTTGTACACCAAGCAGATGATGGATTGTTTTATGCACTGCCAAGGAAAGATGAAGCTAGTATTAAGAAGCATGGCGTGAAAACAAAATCAGAAATGATCCAGAAGATTGCAGAAAAAGAATCTGACATAGAGCTTAAACAATCTGGTGTAGAAGAAGTACAAGAGGAGATGGTTGGAGAGGAGACAAAGAAAGAAGAACCAGTGGCAGATGAGAAAACAGAAGATGTTCCTTGGGATGAGTCTGAAGAATATTTAGACAACTACGAGTTTGAATTATCAGACATGAAGGTGATAACAACATTAAGGAAACAGGGAGCTTCTGACGCAGAGATTTTACCAGAGATAACTTTCTTTAAAGAAGTTCCTTCCCCAAAAGAAGTAGAGGCTTTCTATGCTAGGTATGCAAAGGCTAAAACTGAGCATGAATCAAAAGGTAAGCCAACTGATGAACAAAAAGAGCAGGCTAAGTATGAAGCTATACTAGAATCCGAAGGTCTTGGCACTGAGACAGAAGAGTCTTCACAAAAGAAAGCAGTGAGAGGTTGGGCTGACCAGTTTAATAAGTTCAACAAGGAGAGCGAAGAATCAATAGGGCAGTATGACAGTCCAAGCACCACACAAAATCAAGTAAATGATAATGAAGAAGATTTCACTGAAGACAACCTTAACTGTAGGATTAAATATTAATGGCATGTAATGGTTGGGACGAAAAGTCAGGAGATCCTTTAGTTGACGGGGCTAATGAATCATTCAAAAAGTCCACAAAGGATTTTGAAAACCTGAACAAGTTTAGCTTTAAGAAAGTATGGGAAGGTTTCCACAAGAAAACCTTTGATATGCAGGGTACTGTCAAGAGGGAGATGCGTAGGATTATTGGTGACAACGCAGAGGCTTTGATACAGGCTTTAGAATTATCAGCAGGTGGTTCTGCCAAGGGTGATGTCGAATATCAAATAGCATTTGACAGGTTGTTTAAAAGTTTATCGCCAGAAGAATACAATGCTTTAAATGAAATGATACAGGCTAAGAGGGCTATCGCCATAGGAAAGAATAGAAGGCGTGTGACTATGGACTTCTTGGAAGACGAGGCTGTTGGTACTGTATTTGATATGGAGAAAAAAGAGGACATAGAAAAATTAAATAAATTGTTTGGGGCAAAAAGAATCAGGAAATTATTCCGCAACTCAAAGACAATCTATAAAAACAAGGGGGAGAAGTACAGGTTTCTTACCGTGAGGAAAGCATCAGCACAGGCATGGAGAAGAGACAAGGATAATGTGAGCAAATCAATTGTTGCTACTGGGCATGACAGTGCGGAAGAAGCACAAGTATACTCTGTTAGCGATCAGATGGAAGTCCTCCGTGAGGCAGAGATAATGAATCCTCATGGTACAACTGTTGAAGGCTATGAAGCTAGGCTTGCACACATGAAGAAGCTAGACCCTGAAAGTTATAATAAAATAGAGGGAAGAGCCAAGATTTATTTCGATACATTCAAGAGTCAGCTTGGTCATATGTACAGGGCAGGAATAATTTCTGCAAAAAAATATCACAGCATGAGAGAGGTAGGTGATTACTCACCACGACTATACATACAGTATTTTGATACTACCGCACAATTGGATTCTTTGCAGGGGATTAAGAGGGGTAGTATGAGTTCAATGCAAAGTGATTCTGCTTTGTTGATGAGGGATTATATAGTTCGCTTGCATGACAAGATAGCTAGGAATGAAGCTAACACCGAACTTTATAATTATGCTGAAGCTAACCCCGGTAATGGTATAGCCGAAGTAGTTGAGTTCACTACCGATGTTCCTGATAATTACAAAGCTGTCACCGCAATGGTTAAGGGTAGGAAAAAATATATCAAGATGGCAAAGGAGATTGGTGAAGAATGGGGTGGGCAAGACCCATCTATGGATATGGAAACTATGAAAACATTTAGGAAGTGGTCTGGTGCAGGTATTGTAAGAGCTACTGCTACTGGGTTCAATCCTGAGTTTGCCCTTACCAACCTGCCTCGTGATTTATTTTTCTCTTGGTTCAGGACAAGGGAGTATGCAGATAATGTTTTGATGGCTCCGTTCCAGATAACCAGACAGCTTTGGAATACAGCCTCAGATGTCTGGAATACGCATGACACTCCTGTTGGCAAGGCAAAAGAATATCTTGACGAAGGCGGTATGATGGAGTTCATGACCAACCAAGGAATGATACTTGCCAAAAGAACAGCAGGTAAACAAGCGGTGTTACATCCTACACTTAAAGCAGTTGAAAAGTGGGCATCTTTTCTTGGGACTAAAACAGAATTGTGGGTGAGGCTTGCGTTAAGAGAACAAGCTATTGAGAACAGGGCTAGGGGTGGCAAGGTAACTAAGGCAATGAGGAAAGAAGCCACTTGGATAGCCAGAGGATACTTGGACTTTTCACAAGGCGGTCATCTTGTCAAGTCAGCAGATACTTTCATCCCATATTTGAATGCAGGATTACAGGCAACTCGTGGGATGTTCAGCACATTGGCAGGTGGTACTGGTCATACTGGTAAGAAGGGCAAGAGGTTTGAGGGCAGTATGGCAGAGCAGAAAAGAAAGAACAGCAATATAGCTATTTGGAAGATGGCCCAATTTGCTTTCCTTTTTGGGAGCATGTTTGTGGGTAACATGTTAAGACATCCAGAAGAATGGGATAAGATAGACGACTACACCAAGACAAAGAATCTTATTATATTTTCTGGGGCTAAAGAACTAGATGAAGATGGCAATGTAATAAGCGAAGGCTTCTTCAAGATACCACTCGACCAAGGACAGGCAGGGATGGCTAATCTTGTAGCGTTACTTGTGACAGGTGTTTTAAAGGAAACAATTGGGACAGAGGGAGATACCCTTTGGCATAAATTTGCCAGAACAAGACCAGAGATATTCAGGGATGGTGTAAAGCAGATGATTCCATTCACTAATTTTACACCACCATCAATCAAAGCATTGCTTGCTATGGCTAACCAAGATATATTTTTTTCTGACAAGATATATAAAGGGCCAGAAGTTTCTGACAAGGGGCAGGAGTATACACCGTTTACCCATCCTGCTTTGATTATGTCTATGCAAGCATTAAATAAATTTCTCCCCAATACTGGTGGAATTCTACCTTCCGATCCTTTATCTCCTGCAAGAATGAGGGCTGTCATTGATACGTTCTTTGTTCCAAGTAATACTCTTGTAAGGGGTACAGGTGCTTTAGTAGATGTGGCCACTGACTTTTTTGTTCTGTCAGATGAACATAAAGAAATAAGAGACTTGGTTGAACAGGATAAGAGGAGGGCATTGAAGAGGTGGCCTGTATCAAGATTGTTTGAGTACACCCACGAAGAAAGTGTAGAGAGAAGAAAGCAAGCAGAGCAAGAGAAGATAGAGGGACACTCAAGGGTAGCCAAGATAAGGAATCAAGTTGATTGGATGTTGCAGAAGTACAATAAGATAGACCCTAATGATGCGTCAGGGCAGAGCAAGATTATTAAAAGCACTGTTGACATTATTAACAATTCTGATTTGGCGAGAGTAGAAAAGAAAAAAATGAAAGACAGAATTATTAATGCTCGTTCTTTCAAGAAGAATGTAGGCAAGATAAAAAGTCCTCTATTCTGGAGAGAGGTTTCGTCAGAACCTAACCCAGAAATCAGGGCTGAAATGATATTCCAACAATGGGTTAAGTACCCAAAGTTTAGAGATGAGTTGTTGGATTCTTTCAGAAGGCTTAAGCGTGTTGGTAATACTAAAACAAAAAGAGCTTTGCGTTTCAGGATGAAAGAGTATGAAGATGGTGGTGGCAAGTGAAGGGCATCAATGATTATGTAACCAAGGATGGTGTGCGTGTCTTGCGTGTCCACTATTCTGCTGACGAAGACAAGGACACCAACAATCCAGAGGGTAAGAATTGGTTGGCTAAATCTTTAGTGGGCTACCCCGGTGGTGTCATTGGTGCTAAGTGGAAGAGGGAGATGGAGATTGACTTCAATGCACAGGGTGGTCAGCTTGTATTCCCATGCATGGAGAAACATATACAGCGTATCAACATACCAGAGTATAAGGAATTGCCAGAAGCTTGGAAGTTATATGGTGGGTTTGATTATGCAGGCAGGGGCGTCACCGCATTTGTAGTAGTAGCTCATGACAAGAAGCAAGACGACTACTACGCAGTGCATGAGTTCTACAAAAAGAAGGCAGGTTATGTCATGACATCTGAAGCTATCAAGGATTATAAATACTACGACAGGTTAGAGTGGATAGTGTCTGACCCTAGCATGTGGACTAGGACACAGGAGCGTGGTAATGGTGGTGACTTGGTTAGCATGGCACAATTATTCAGTGAGCAAGGGGTACATTTTATCAAGGGTACACGAGGTGGTGATACAGAATTTGCTGAACTGATTAATGAAAAGATGTGGCATGGATTTGATAAGAAAGGAATCCCTTCTTCATGGCAACCCAAGTACAGGATAACCAAGGCTTGTCCTAACCATTGGTTGGAGATGGTACAGTGGCGGTATAATGAATGGTCAACTAGCACTGGTATAAATAAGAATGTTAAAGAAACTATGATAGATAAGAACAACCACAGTATTGATGCAGTCAAGTACCTATTCAAGATGCTGTCCAGTAACTGGATGGCTGACAAAGTTGATAGTTTCGACATGTCTAGGCATGTGGTAAACTAATGTGGAAAGAGTGGGATGATTTTGAAAAGGAACTTGAGGAAAGAAACAGATCGTTAAAAGAAAAAGAGGAAACAAAGATGAGAAATTTTAAGAAGAAGAAGAAGAAGACTATTAAAAAGACTGTTAAAAAACCATCTGGATATTAGGAGAAGCACTATGAAAGACACAGGATTGAAAGTAGAAACTTATGTGCAACCAAACACATTGTCAAACAATGAAGGGGAAGAGATTGACATGGCATGTTCTCGTGAAGGACAGGCAAAGCTGGATGCTAAAGCAGGAAATATAAAGAACATAGATGATGTGCCTATGACCCCAAGAGAAATCATGGATGGAATCGGTGGCAGTAGCTACTAAGATAGCTAACACAACTGGTGGTATTGCAATCCATCACAATGGTAGGTATCATCCATGTGACAGCTTGATGGCATCAGTTTTCTTAGGGAATGATGACCACCCAAGAGCTTACTGTATAGCAGGATGCCGTATTAAAAAGAAGCTAGTTGGTGGGCAATGGAAGAGTGATACCGAATATCATTTGTTCAGTGAAATCATAGGAAGATTATCACCTGACCTTATCAAGGAGATAAGAAAGTTCCTTAAGGATAATAGGATAGAACGCATCATCATGATATGTTCTGATGAAGACTTAAGGAATAGAATGAGGAAAGAGTTTGGATGCCGTGCTATCTTTGAAGACGAGAAGAGAAGAAGGAATGATTCAGTCATCTTAAGAGAATGGTTTGCTAGGAACAAGAGTGGTTCTGAAGATTCTCTTCTTAAAATATGGGGTGATTGTGGGGAAGCAGTCAAGTCTAATTACCCACCCACTCGTGACTGCATGGTCAGGCTTCTTGATTGGTATGACCAGAGGATGAATAGAAAAATAAGCGTACCTATAACATTATCACAGCGTACAGGTTATGGATAAGATAACAGTCCCAGAAGAAACAGCTACCACCATAGGAAAGAAGTTCAACAAGCAGGATGCTTTCATTGAGCAGATCATAATGAACCCTAGCAAGAGTAAGATTTCTCTTGCCATTAAAGCAGGGTATGCAATCAAAGCTGTTGATAAAGCAGTCAGTAGATTGATGAACGACAAGGTATTTCTTCAGCGTCTTGAAGCTAGGAAAGATGAGATACAGGTACGATTACAAGTAACTGCTGACAAGGTAGCTGAAGAGTACGCAAGGATAGCGTTCCTTGACCCAAGAGATTACTACGAGTATACTCAAGACGGTGGTATTACTTCAAAGAAATCATCAGCTACCGATCTTAAGCCAGTATACGAGATAGAAGAAACAAGATCAGGCAAGGGTTCTAACGGTAAGAATACTATTAAGCTTAAATTCTATAACAAAATGGATGCTCTCAAAGCATTGAGAGACATGTTCGGATATGACAAACCTGCTAAACATGCCCACCTCGTTGCAGGAAGTGGACAAGGACTCGATCCAAAGAGGATTGAAACGGCTATCCTCGGACTCATTGGCACAACTTCATCAACTCCTCCTTCTTAGGGATTGGATCAAGCACCCTAACAATTTTATATTCTCTGGTTATGTCAAGACAAAGGATGAACATGACACAGATAATCCTGTCAAAGCATTCCCAGATAAAGCCTACCTTAGAGAAGTAATCAACGTAGTCCATACATCAGACAGATTGTTTATACCTAAGAGCAGACAGATAAGAATGTCTTGGGTCATGGTACTCTATGCTTTATGGGTAGCCCTGTTCTTTCCACATCAAGCTATATTTATTCAGAGTAAGAAAGAAGAAGATGCTGCTGCCCTTGTGTTTGATAAGAAGATGGAGAACTCAAGGATGAGTTTCGTTTATCATCACCTACCTGAATGGCTCAAGGCAATGGTTCCAGTGGACACCAGTTACGCTAAGATGAGATTTGGTAATGGAAGTATAGTATGGGGTATCCCAGAAGGAGGACATATCATCCGTTCTCACACAGCTAGTCTGGTAATATCAGATGAGTGTGCCTTCCAACCAGAATTTGAGGATGCCTACACGGCAGCAGTTCCTATGGCTAAGAAGATAGTAGGCTTATCTTCCGCAAACGGTGGGACATTCTTTGGGGATATAGTAACGGAGGTCATCTAAGCATCGTGTGGTTTCTCACTAATATACATAACCAACCTGTAATCTTTTGTATGCTTATTATATTTCTCAAAATCTTTCATAACCTGTTCGGCAACATTGTAGGTTAAGTAGCACCCGAAGTCCCACTCTAATCCCCACTTGCCGTTTATCTTTTTTTCTATAACATAAACAAAGTTCCTATGCTGGTGGGTATTCTTATTTCTTTGCATAGTAATCCCACATCAAGTCTTGAGGCTTGTCTTCATCTATATCAAGATGCAAGTAGTCCTCTCCGATACCTATGCGTGTGAACAAATGGTTGTTAAATATAAGCTGTAACAATCTGAATCTTGATGCACTTGTTTTAACTGCTATGTCTACAGCCTCTCCATGATTATGACTTGACGTTGGATTTTTTAATGTCTCTGGGTGTTCATCACATCTGTATCCACTGTTGATTCTTATCACATCGTTAAACAATTTACGCAGTGCGTCTAACCTTAATACTAAATCAAAGTTAACACCGTACCTGCCATGACACTTGCCACACTTACAGCTAAACTCCGAAGATTTAAAATGTTTAACGACAGACCAATCATGAACACTCCCATCATCAGGGAACTCACCAACATTATTTACTTCCTTCCATCCATCTTTGCTCATCTATCTTCTCCTTTAATTGTCTGATGGTGTTTCTCTTTCTATCCATCTTCCCTTCAAGATAACTTATATATGTTAACATTTCCTCCCAACATTTGTAAGCTTTAGATTTTTTTGTTGCTGTCTTAATCAGTTCTCTCCCCAAATGTTCTATGCATTCGTCTGGTCTTTTTAGTCTATGTCTTAGGTCTGGTGTCTTCAATGACTTGCTCCATAAAAATCTCCACTGGTATGATAGAGTAATATAATGTTGATCTTTTTTCTGAAGGGAGGCTCATGTTGTTTCTTGAATAAAAATAATCATGAGGCACAACAACACGCCAAGGTTCTCTGCTACGTCTGAAGAATAAAACAGGTAGCCTTTCAACAGATGATTGCTGAACCGTTTGTTCCCACCATTTTTCTATCTGCAACTTCTCTTGAAATTTAACTTCGATGGCGTACCCATCCAGACCCAGTACATCATAGCCACCATCTTGGGTCTGCATGAGATTACGTTTGTATTCGCCACCAAGTTTGTCAGATAGGAGCTTGCATACTTCCCTTTCTCCTCGCTGACCCTTTTGTCTACTTGCCCTGCTCACTTCTGAAATTCTTTTGCATAAATATTAATAGGAAATCCTTGTAACTCTGTTTGTTTTGCTAAATAAACAGCGCCAGTTCCTAAGTCACCAAGATGTTCATCGTTGATTATATGTTGGCTTTGCAACCAACCAACAATGGTATAGCTTGGCATCTCTCCAACAACCAATACATAAACATCGCATTCAGATATCTTCTTGGTGGTGGGGACAAGTAAATGCCCAGAAAAATAAGGAGTTGTCTTAACATCAATAGTTGTGTCAGCCATTTTTAAATCGTAATCGCCCCTTGTAGTAGAGAAATCAGGATAAAGATTAAAAGCTTTTCCAAATGCCAACTCACCTCCGACTCCCTCGACTTCAGTTTGACGTGTAGATTGTGGCCCTGCTTTTCTGTTTTTTATCCCCTTCTCTCTGTTAGTCTTGTACCTCTGTTCAGCTATAAGGACGGCTACCTTTTGTTCATTACTATTCAAAACAACTTTCTCACCTCTATCTAATGGTGTTTCTGCAAATATCATTTCTGCCATCTTGCTTGGTATTATCATGCCTTGACCTCTCCATTTTTTATTCTATACTTCATTTCAGTTTCGGCTAGTCGTATAGCATGAGATTTCATTTGAGATACCTGCTCTACAACCATACCAGTTTCGTTGTGAATACAGTAAGCATGTATAGGATATTTTAATTCTTTAACAATATAAGT